GTTTGTGCTGGACGTAGTGCCAGCCTTGACGTACAGCTTGTAACCAAGGGCGGCGAAATAGCCCATTTGATGCTCAGGGTCGTGTGCCCTAACTTGCCGCTTCTTCCTCAGCCTCCAGCACTTCCCATGGTGTGGCGCGTGGGCAGACGTGCAGATCAAACCCTTTCACGTCATGGGCGATGCCTGCAGTGGCCAGCAAGGCTTCCTTCAGGTCGTTGCGGCTGCAGCCCAGCTCACAGCACACCGCTGCTGATTCCCAGCCCAATGCCATCAGCTTGCGGGCCTGGTTGCCCAGCAGCCGTGCCTTATGGGTGGCCTTGATCGTCCAGTTGTGGCTGCGCAGGTAATGCAGCACCTCGCCTTGCGCAAAGCTCCAGAAGATGGTGCTCAGCCGGCCGCGCTGCGGATCCCATGCTTTGCAGGCCTTGATAAAGGCCAGATCCACGGCCGACCAAATATCCTCCCGCGCCATGCAGTGCCCGTATTTCCGGGCCAGCTTCCCGCCAAAGCTGCGGATCAGGCCGATGTTCTCGGCATACAGGCGGCCAAAGCGGCGCTGCTCTTCTCGCGTCAGCGGTTTGGCTAGATGCGCTTCTGCGCGGCGCTTCGGTTGAGCAGCAACCGTGACGGTGAAAAGCGAGAGCTGGCCGTCTGCAACGCGCATGACTACATCTTAACTGCGCAACACTGGCCGACTGCCGTATGCAGACGACGCCGAGCTGATGCACAGACAACCAAGCACCTGGCTCAGATGTGGCACCACATTGAGGGCCGTCTTGCTGTCGGCTTGGCCAGTGCTGTTGAACTCCACGTCGATCACATCAATGCGTGCTCGCTTGAGGTTGGCATTGGGGATGCCGGGGATCAGCTCGCTGCTGCCGGTGCCGGCTCCACTGAGGGCATTGCCATCCCCAAGGAGGTATTCGGCCAGATCAAAGGTGGCCTGCTTGATCGGCTGGGGGATTTCCGCATTGGTGAAGCTCCAGTCACCGCACTCGGCATCTGAGCGGGGCCAGAGCAGGCTCTGCGTGGTGCTGGCCTTGCTGCCGATCCAGGTCAGCTCGTCGAGGTAGCGGGTCGCCATGATCAGCGCCCGCCCTTTGTTATCGGTGGTGGCTGATGCCCAGTTGAGGGTGCCGAGGTACAGGTTGGCCAGATCGTCAGCAGCTGCGACGGTCAGGTAGCTGTTGGCCGATGCCGATCCAACGGTGGCGGTGACGGTGACGGGCATGGCGGCACACTCTTGGCCTTAAGTTGCCGCCTTCGGTGCGCTCCACTGCTTCACAGCCTTGTCAAAGCTGATTTCACCGTCAACGAGGCGCTGGCCGAGCTTCTTGCCGAAGATCGCCTGCGCGGTCTCGGGGTTGTCCTGCACCCATGTTTTGGCGGCTGCCTTGAAGGACAGGGCCTGCTCGCCCTTATCACCTTCAGCGGGGCGGCGTGTGGGCTCTGTACTGCCGTCCGGGTTGGTCATCGTCTCGTTACGCCATTTCCAGGGCAGTAGGTAACAGCGGCACTGCATGTGCGGGCTGACCTTCCGGTAGTCCACCGGGAAGCGCTTGCCATCCAGCTTCAAACAGATCGGGCAGACGCTGCTGTCCAGCACCGCCGTCCACACCAGCCCATCCGGGCCCAGCCATGCCGGGTCCGTCTCAAACTCATAGATCGCTTGCTGTGCCGCGTTGCCGACTTCCTGCACGCCGGTGCGGATGATCGCCTCCACGTTGTTCTCCGTGGTGCGCACCACCGCATCCTCATAGGTGCGGAACACCTCGCCGCCGAGATCGGACAGGCCCAGCCGGATGTAGCGCTCCACCCGATCAGCCACAGCCGCCGGCAGCGTTGCGGTCAGCTGCGTGCTCAGCGTCTTGCCGCCCACCACCGCATCGTTCACTAGGCGGTTGACCTGCGCCTGCGTGAGCTGCACGGCACCCTCGCTGGTCAGCTCGCCGCCGGCCATCGTGACCATGCGCCGCGCAAACTCCAGCTGCCGCTCCACGAACGGCGCTAAGGCGTCCTGCATGGCTGCCAGCTGCGGCACCCCGAAGCTGTCTTGCACGCTCTTGCCAACGGCCTCGACGATGCTGGCGATGATGCGCTCACGGCCTGGACCCACGGCCAAGGCACCCGAGCTACCCACCGCACGCTCCACGGCCACCAGCGTGCTGCGCAGATCGCGCAACGCCTGTTTGATCAGCCGGTCTTCCAGCTTCTTGGCTGAGAGGGCATTGCGCAGGAAAGCTTCAACCTGCGCGGACAGATCAGCCATGGCCTTGACCGCGCTTCAGCTTGCGCCCGTGGCTTGGTTTGCTGTGCTGCCCATCGCCTTGCCGTGTCCGCTTGGGCTTGGACTCTCGGCGCAGAGTGCCCGCTTGCCCCGTCTTGGCCTTGGCCATCAGCTGACGTAGGCCAGAACCTTGCCGCTGGTCAGCTTCACCTTGCTGAAGTTGCCATAGATCGTGGCACCCACAGGAATCGGCATCGCGCTGATGCTGCTGCCGCTGTAGTCAGCCACGCTGGACGTATTGATCACCGTGGCCTCCAGTGCCGTGATGGCCCAGTAGCGACCGGTGTATTCCGTGGTGTCCGCGATGTAGACGGCACCGTTGTAGTCACTGCGTTCCATCAGGTGTCACCTTGCGGGCACGGGGTTTTCTAGTTTGCGCAGGCGGTTCCTGCGGCTTGGATTGCTCCTCATGAAAAGAGGCCGCCTCCGCAGAAGCAGCCTCACGTTCACGCAGTCGCTTAAAAGCGAACAGTCCCATCAGGCAGCAGCGCCCTTGAGCACCACGTAGTTCAGCACCAGAGCCTCGCCAGCGGTTGTGCCCAGGTTGGACACGGTGACGGTGAAGGAGCCTGCAGCAACAGCGCTGACGCTGGCCACATAGGTGCCGGTGGTGGCACCTGATTGGATGGCCATGATGGGCACATCGGCAACGGCCACGCTGCTGTTGGTGACCACAAAGCTCACTTCAGCACCACCCGCAAGGGAGGCATCGTGAGTCGTGATCTGACCAGTGACCGTGTTGATGGTCACGCCTGTGGCTTTGCTGGTGGCTTGGGTGACAGCGCCACCCAGACCGGCGGGATAGCCGATGAGCTTGCCCGCTACGGCTTCAAATTGAGATGCCATCGTCAGTTACCTCAGAAGTTGGGGTTGGAAACGATGGACACGATCCCGAGGTTTTTGGTCTCGTAGATCTGCTCCCAGTTACTGGCCGTTTCCAGGGTGGTACGGGAGGGGTTGGCGCCACCGGTGCCGGACTTGTAGGACAGGCCCAGCGGGTGGTAGAGGTTGTGCCAATGGACCGACATGGCATCGCTCAGGGCGAGGATGTCACGGTCGGTTTCGGTCACAAGGCCCGACTGGGTGCCAGAGGCCATGGCGCCGGGGGTGAACAGATACGAGGCATAGTTAGTGCCGTCGTTGTTCACATCGTCAGAGACGATGACGCGCAGACCCATGTAGGTCGGCACTTCGACGTTGCCGTAGGCATTGGCCAGGTTGCCGCCGAAGGCATCCGGCATGGAGTTGTCAGCGGTCTGACGAGCCTCAGCAGCGGTGACGTACTCAATGGCACGGCGCTCCACGAGGTCGTAGTAGACCTTGCTGTGCATGGCGATGACGGAGAGCTTCTCGCCTTGATCGCCGAGAGCAGCGCGGGCTTCTGCCACCTTGCCAGGGGACAGCACGCTTGCGGTGGCGTTGGAATCAATGGCCAGAGCCTTCAGCGCACCGGTGGTGTTGCTGGTCAGGGGACCAAAGACACCTTTGAGGATGCTGAACACATCCTTCTGCTGCTGGTGGCTGATGTACTCAGCCACTTTGCGGCCGATGGCACCCATGGGGTCATCACCGGCAGCGAGAGCTGCGAGGGTGCGAACTTCCCAGGCACGGCCACGGTGCAGCACCGGGCAGATCTGCTTTTCAGCGCCGATCTTGCCAGGGGTGAGGCTGGTGCTGTCGCTCAGCACTTCAGCATCGCCGGTCAGGTTGGCCGACCAACTGGGGACGTTAATGAAGTCCCCGCCCTCTTGAGCATTGAGGATTTCCAGCGGCTGGATCACGCCACTGTTGAGGAATGCGCTGCGGGTAGTAACGGCCTCATCGACGTAGGCCGTAAACACCTCAGGCACAATCACATCCGACCGAAGGGTCGCCATGTTGATGTCCTATGGAAAGGGTTTGCGGTTGTTGGCCACAGGCCGATGGGTCAGCACAGCCTTCCCCAATGGCTTAAGTATGCCGGAAAGGCTTAACGACTGGCTGCAGCCTTGAGTCGTGCGTACAACTCAGGATCGGTTTTGTAGATGCGAGCCTGCTCAGTGAGGTTGAAGGATTCCCGCGCAAAGGGGTTCTTCGTGCCGGCCGGCAGTTCACCGCTGCTGCGACCGACAGGTGCGCCGGTGCCTTGGGGCTTAGGTGCCTTGAGGCGATACTGCGGCAGGCTGGTCTTGGCCCAGTCGTTGATCGGTGTGCGCTGATAGCCATCGACGACAACGACGGTGCCATCGGGCTCGCGTTCGATCTGTTCTGGCTTGAGGCGCAGGCGGATCACCTCGTCAGGGTCGTGGACGGTATCAGCCAGGGCGGCCACCGCAGGACCGATCAGCTTCAGCTCGCGGTTCTCGGCTTCCAACGCTTCCAGCCGTTGCTGCAGGGTGCCTTCGCGCTCGCGGTACTGCTGCTCCAGCTTCTGGCGGGCTTCGCTGTAGTTGCCCTGTTGCTCTAGCTCGGCCTGCTCAGCGCGTTGCTTGAAGGCCAGCAGTTCCTGAACGTCAATGCCATCGGGTAGCTCTGGCACCTTCTTGGCCAATTTCTTCTTTTCGTCAAGCAGTTCGGTGTTTTTGCGCCGCAGGGCTTCAATCTCGGCCTGCAGTGCTGAGGTATCGGGTGAAGACTGCTCCACAGGAGCGTTGTCGTTGTCGGGCATGAAGACCCACAGGGTCAGAGGTGCGGCTTAGGTTGCCGGCAGCTGCTGTAGCCCTGCACTTAGTTGCGCTTCACGTGCTTGCAGGCGTCGTTCCTGCTGCGCTGCGGTGGCTTCCAGCTCGGCATCCACATCAAAGTCGTCGTAGAGCCACTCGCCATCGGCCAGTTGGATCAGCAGCGTTTCCTGGGTGATGTCACCGCCGACGCGCAGCTTGATCAGCTCGGCCACATGCGATGGGTCGAGCTTGTGCGCTACGAAGTCGTTGTTGACCATGCTGCTGCCGGCAGTCGGCAGGTTCAGGTAGGCCGCGTGGAACTGCAGACAGGTGTCGATCAGATTCTGCAGGCCGAGGGCCACAGCCATCAGGGCAGCATCACCTTGGCTGCGGTCGATGCTCTTGGCCTCTGCCGCCTGGTTGGTCATGTTCTGACCGAGCACTGCTGCTAGGCCAAGCTCGGCGATCTGCTTCTCGATGCGCTCCAACTCGGTAAAGCGGGCTTGATAGCTGGTGCCGGTGGGCTCGGTGAACTCAGCGCGGGCATCGACCGGGAAAGCCATGGCCGAGGCTGGGCCGGCTTCCAGCTCATCCACTTCAGCCGGTACACCGAACAGGTTGTATCGGGGGACAGCGGCGACGTGGAGGATGTTGGCCTGATCGGATTCGCAGCGGTAGGCCTTGAGGTTCAGCCAGGCGACTTCCTCTAGTGGCGGGGTGGATTCCAGCAGGCCGGTGCGATTGGCATAGGCCACGGCAAAGGGGATCTCGTCGAGGGTGGTGGTGCCCTCGCTGATGAGTTCCCAGTCGCGGGATTTGGAGGCCTGCTTGCGGTAGAGACGGAACCGGCCGATCTCCAGCACGCGCACCTGCTCCACCACTTCCTCACCCCACTCGCCGTAGGGCACGGTGACCTGCTCTAGGAGGCGTAGCTGCGTGAGCTTCTGGCTGCCGTTGACCACATCCATGCGCCAGCC